ATGTCCTTAACTTTATATCCGTCTAGTTGTCGTTGCTTATTACGTTCCATTTTTTCAAGGTAGAATTTGTCCAGCATCTCGTCTGTTCCGCCAGCTGCAACAATGATGTTTGCAACAAAGTGCAAAACGTCAACAGCTTCCTTAATAATCTCTTCACGGTCTGCATACGGAGCGTCGTGTTGCCAAGGCTTCCATGAGATAGCCTGACGCATCTCTGCAAGTTCGTCGTCTACCGCAAGCATATTCCAACGCATGTACTCGATTAGCTTACGAATATTTTGAGGCTTATCACCTTGCATTTCTTCATAGTTAATGAAGTATACGTCTTTTTGTAGATCACGCGTACGCTTTAGCCAGTTATTGAACAAGATGGACATTAGTTTGCTCTTTTCTCGTGAATAGATCTAGTGCCTGTGATAAGTTAACTGCCGCGTCTCGACGTGTAGGCGTATGTTCAATATACGAATCACGTTGATCCTTAGCAAGTTGAATACGTTCTTCCTGCGTCATACTTTCAATGCTTGACGCAAGATGTGTCCATGATGAGCCAACAAGCTGGCTCTCCTTCCAGTCGGTCGCAACTGGAGTTAACCCATTCATGCATTGAATGTATCTATAACTCCACCACGTGCTAGAAGAATAAGGAGGAATAAGAGCGCCAAGACCAGAAGAGATCTGCGCGGATACCTGCGCGTCTGTCCATGCCTTATTCCATTTCATAGGTACTGTCGGATATGAAAGAGTTGCGGTAGTAGACTTAACCCATTTTGTAGAGTAGTTTTCTACAACCCATTTTTCACGACGCTCGGTCTCAATCATGTCCTGCGTAGAAATTAAGTACGCGTCTAGGTTAATTCCAACAAGCGAGTCTGCCGCGCCTTCTGGCAAGTAATCTGCAACGTGCTTTACGCTATCAGTCCACGGCAACGCTGGATATAAAGTAGTCGGCCATTTCTTGTTTACAAGATGATCTATAACCTCTAGAAGGTTTTCAAGCATGTTTGGTTGAGTAGCCGAGCTAAACCCTTTGCGATATGAATAAAAAGGCTTGGTGAGGTTATCAGGGGTCTTAATCATTGCGCGTAGGCTTGCTGTAATCTTTGCGGGCTCTGGCGCGTCAATAAGCAGATGCAGCTTAGGGGAATCAAGCAGCACGTCAATAACACTTAAGGCGCCATAGACGTGATTTGCACTAAGACTTGTTAAAGGGCTAATTCCAACAAGAACGGAGTCATATTGTTCAAGATCATTTAAGTTCCAGGAAACCTCAGGGTTTGCCTGAATAACCTCGTGTCCTTGCTGCTCGAGTACAAGTTTAATAGCTCCAGCAAAAGATAACGAGCGCAAGTTAGCTTTCTCAGACGAGTGAGATGCGCTCATTCCGGTGATAAGAATTTTACTCATGCAAGAGTACCATCTGCCTTTCGTGCAAGACCTTTATCCTCGGCAACCGCACGCTTAACGATACGGTCGCAATGATCTACAAACGCCGAGTATTCTGGCAAGTAAGGAGCAAGAGCCGCGCGTTGAGCCATAGCTGTTTCATGCAACTCTGCGTCTGTCATTTTTTCAACGTCTGTGATCTTTAACTTGTACGCATCACCTAACGGATCGCCTTCACCTTTATCGGTAACAAGGATAGAACCAACGTGCGCTGCGTATAGGAAACGACTACGCCACCAGCCTGAACCAGCGTGCGGATACGGCGGAGAAAGAATTCCCCAGTGGTGATTGTAGAAATCTAAAACGTCCTGCTCTGTGTCAAATCTTTGCCCACCAAGCTTCTTAATAAGCTTACGACTTCCAACAATCTCAACTGGCCAGTCTGGATTTTTCTTTTCTAGCCAAGTATCATGTGGCATAAGAGCTCCAAGCACCCAAGCCTTTTTCTTGTGCTCTGGTGGGAGCGCGGTTATTGGCTGAAGTGTTGGCACAACGGTTGACGTCGGGTCAAGAGCTTCAATAGGTCCTACCTCGTCAGGCATACGCTTACGCACAATAGCTCTGTCGCCAAATGAGTACATAGGGCAAACTGGAACCATACCTGCAGTCCAACGATCTGCTAGAAGATCGCGCGCTGCTTCAACAAGACGTTTTTCATAAGGCTGAACGTTTTCATCTGTGTCCATCATGTAGTAGCGTTCGATGTAACACTTCTTTGCAGCCGCTGGGTTCAATTCTTTGACACGCTCAAGCGCTGCCTCAATATCTGCACGACTAAAGTAAGTTGCGCCCTCTTCACCGCGATGTTCAGTTCCTACGAGTAGATGCTTGTATAACATTGCAGGTTTGCGAATCAAAGCACGAGCGCCATTGAACACTGTATTGAATTGCCAATCATCAAAGAATCCTACACAGGGAATGCCTGAGGACAAAGCGTAAAGTGCGCCCATCGCACCTTGACGACCATTTAATGAATTAAGTGGGGCAAGATTGATCCATAGAACGTCATAGCCAGAAAGATCTTCGCCTGGAGTAATTTTACGCCAGTCAACTTCATGTCCAGCTTCGCGCAAAGCTTTTGCGATAGACGCAGGTACGTCAATCTTTTGTATTGTACGTTTTTCCGTGTTGATTTGCAACGCGGTAAAACCACTCATCAATACCTTCATGCCCACTACCTTTCTAAGTAGATTTGGAATATCATCTATTCACTGTACCAGGAATAGATGATAAACCAGACTTACTTAGTCGATTAGAACGGTGCTGTCGGCGGGGCTGCAGGAGTTTCTGCTACTGGAGCTGCTGCAGGCGCGGGCGCTGGTGCAGGAGCTGGTGCTGGAGCAGGTGCAGGCGCTGCCGCTGCTGCTGCTACTGGAGCAGCTGTACCTGTTGCAACGTAGTACATCTTGATTTCGTTCTTCTTTTGGCCCTGCCATGTGCGCGAGCCAATCTGTGCACGAAATGCGCGTCCCTTAGCAGCTTGCTCGATTGCAGCGTTAGAAGGACTTGTTGCAAAGAACTCACGGCCTAAGCCTAGAGCGCCCATCTTGCGGAAAAACATACCAAGAGCAGCAGGTGATTCTGGAGTAACAACTAAGTTATCCCAAACAAGACGCTTGTTATGCGCGCCGCCCTGGACCTGTGCTTTAAGCGAGAACATAGTCTTGCCTGATTGTGAAACCTTTGCAACGATTTCTTGAACTACGAGATCGTAGTCACCGTCTGGTAGTGGTTCGTAACTGCCTACATCTCCGGCGTCTTTTACAAGATCGCCCCAATTGAGTGAACTCATCTGGTTTATTCTCCTGACTTAGTTGTTGGTGGTGTTACTGCTGGTGTAGTTGGACCGAAGATCATGTCTAGCATGCGCTCGATACCAAGGTTTTCTTGTTCAACGATCTTTCCAAGTCGACCTTGTACTCGCTCGCCTGCTTCGTATTCGTCTGTGCGTTCTACGTACATACGACGTGCCTTAAACGGTGATTGCAGTGGATCTGGATTTGGAAAAGTTTCCACTGTAATTGCGCCAAGGATGTCATAGAAGTATGGTGCTTGAATTGCAAGCTGACCCTGTAGGTACGGACGTGAACGTCCGTCTGCTCCAGGACGCGCCATAGCAGTCAATACAACAGCTTCTAATGGCTGTGTAGGGTGCATTGTTAAGTCACGTAGGTCACGCAATAGCGCACCCATGTGACGAAGCAACTCGCCCCATTGTTGCATCTTCATCTGTTCAGTACCTGCGATTGAATCCATGCACTTCACTTGAAGTTCAGAGATGGAGTCAATGATAAGTGACTTGAACTGATGCTTTCCAGTTTGTAACCACTGGAATGTTTTGAGAACAACATCGTAGTCGCGAACGTTAACGACTACCGTGTCCCAGGTGCCATCGGCAACTGGAGGTTCTTCTCGAATAGGGTCCCAGTACTTAACGGTGATAGGTAGGAATCGATGCCCACCCTCAACGTCAAGCATGAGACGTGGATATGGTGCGGTTACCGCGAAGGTTGATTTACCAACCTTTGATTCGCCGTAAACCATGATTGTCAACGAACGTTGTACGTCAGACATCACTGTTTCCTTTCATCTCTTTGTGTTTGTTTAACATTATTAAGCGTTACCCTTCTTCTCTTCTACACCGTAATAGGCGTAAGGATCTGACGGTTGGAAC